AACCGTGAAACAGACAAAGGTGTATCATATCGTATGCCAAGTCCGTTGGCAAACCGTTTTGTTCACTTGGAAATGGCTGTAGATTGGGATGACTACTTTGACTGGGCCGTAGACAACAATATCCATCCAGATGTTATTGGATACTTGACCTTTAGCAAGAAAGACTTGTATGATTTTGATCCAAAATCTAGCTCACGCTCATTTGCTACTCCACGCTCTTGGTCGTTCGTTAGCGAATTGCTTACAGATGACGACTGCGACAATGACACACTAACCGATTTAGTGTCAGGTTCTGTAGGTGAAGGTCTGGCTGTGAAGTTTATGGCACACCGCAAACATGCCAGCAAAATGCCTAACCCGCAAGATATCTTGTCAGGCAAGGTTAAGAAAATGGACTCGAAAGAAATTTCAGCAATGTATTCATTGACTGTATCATTGTGCTACGAGCTCAAAGACGCATGTGACAAGAAAGCCAAAAATTGGAACGACATGACTAACAACTTTTTCGAATTCTTGATGAACAATTTCGAAACTGAGTTGGTTATTATGGGCACTAAATTGGCACTAAGCACTTATAAGTTGCCATTAGATCCGGATGAAATTAAATGTTTTGACGCTTTCCACCAAAAGTTTGGTAAGTATATTGCACAAGCCACAGAGAAATAAGATTGGTTGACACCTCCTTCGGGAGGTGTTATAATATACTTATAGTAAAAAATTAGGAGCAGAAATGTCGCATACAGATCCGGTCATAGACAAAATTATTGTAGCTCGTGTTAGTTTGCTTTTGAAACATCCGTTTTTTGGCAATATGGCTACACGCCTAAAAATACAAGAAGCAGAAAAATGGTTACCTACTGCCGCAACTGACGGACGCCATATCTTCTTCTGTCGTGAGTTTTTCGAAAAACTTACTGTCAAACAAGTAGAGTTTGTAATTGCACATGAAATCCTACACAATGTGTTTGATCACATGGGGCGTCGCGAAGGCCGTGATCCCCAGATTTTTAACATTGCCGCTGACTACTGTGTAAATGGACAATTGGTCCGAGATCATATTGGTGATCATCAAATTCCAGATATCAAAATCTTTCACGATGCCAAATACTACGGTATGGGTGCAGAAGAAGTGTATGATCGTATTTTTGATGAAATGGATAAGAAACAACTTGAAGCATTGGGTCAACTGCTTGATGAACATATCGACTGGGGTTCAGAAGGCAAGGACGGTCGTCCCAGCTATACTAAAGAAGAATTAAAAGAAATCCGTGACGAAATGCGTGAAGCTACTATTCAGGCCGCACAGGCCGCAGGCGCTGGTAACACTCCTGCTAGTATACAACGTATGATCAAAGAATTAACAGAGCCAAAGATGAATTGGCGTGAAATTCTTCGTCAACAAATACAAAGTATTATCAAGAACGATTATTCTTTTATGCGCCCTAACCGTAAAGGTTGGCACATTGGTGCAGTATTACCCGGCACACAATTCCAAGAGACTATTGACATCTGTGTAAGTATTGACATGTCAGGATCAATCGGTGACGAGCAAGCCAAAGATTTCTTGAGTGAGATCAAAGGTATTATGCAGGAGTACCAAGACTTTAAAATTAAAGTATGGTGCTTTGATACTAGTGTATACAACGAAGCAGATTTTGACGGATACTCCATGGACGAGTTCGATCACTACGAACCAATGGGCGGTGGTGGTACTGAATTTGATGTCAACTGGGACTACATGAAAGAACACGACATTCAGCCTAAGAAGTTTATCATGTTCACAGACGGTTACCCCTGGGGCAGTTGGGGTGATGAAAATTACTGCGACACAGTATTCATCATCCACGGCAATGATAAGATTGTTCCACCTTTTGGAGAATATGCTTATTACGAACAAGCTAAGGTATCAGTGTAATGGCACTGAAGACAGGCAAACCAAATCCTCTAAACTATTTTGGTCTACGGAGGGTTGAATTTGCCTGTCCGCATTTCAAGTACACATACTTGGATCGATACAATCCAACAATGCTCAAATCCATAGATCTATGGATACGACATCATTTAAATAATAGGTACTATATAGGGCAAGGAATTGCTTTAGACAACACCAACACTATTGTATACAATACACAGATAGGTTTTGAAATTGAAAAAGAATTAAGTTTTTTCACGATTGCCTGTCCACATTTATCACAGAGATAATTATATACGTACAGATTATATTAAGGAGATACCATGACTGATACAGCACAAACACCACAGCAAGCAGATCCAACAGCTTCTGGCACAGATCTAACTATTAACGATCTTAACGCCATGAAAGTTATTATTGATATTGCTAGCTCACGTGGCGCATTCAAACCCAATGAAATGGTTGCAGTTGGCCAAACTTACAACAAGTTGACAGCATTCTTAGAACTGGTCGCTAAACAACAACCCGCCGACGGAACACAACAACCAGCACCTGCTACAGCACCTGCTACCGGAGCATAATATGGCTAAAGAACTCAAACACGTGGCACGTGTCAAAGCCACTAATAAAAAATGTATAGTGGCGTATCGTACATTACCAGGTGATGCGTATAGTTGCTTGATTATCCCAACAGAGAATTTACCTGACATTTATCATGACGCCATTATTAATTTGGTCGAAAGTGGAACCGGTCAGGATGCAACTGAATTTGCAGACGCATTGGCTCGCACACAGTTCCCAGATGGATCGACTATGTTGCCAGCGTTACACGCATCGGGTCGTTTGATCAAGGCTCCCACTAGCAATATTGAGATGACTCCGACTCCGGGTGTTGCTATTGCACTATCCGAATTGAATCAAATTATTGCTGAACAACGTGGTGTAGCAGTAGATGATCTAGCTATGAAAGATTCCAATATTCCTAGCAAAGATGCTGATGTAACCAAAGCACCAGTATTGGAAGCTTCAGTAGCACCTACAGTCACAGCCAGTGCTCCGTTGACATTTGATAGTCCAGAAGCTGAAGCCAAACACTATCGTAGTCAAGCAGATGCTCTAGCTAAACAGGCGGCGGCAATGCGTCGTAAAGCTGAAGAACTTGCTCCTACAGTAAAGAAAACGGTTAAAGATACTGCGTGACAAAATCGGGAAGACGAAATCTTCCCAAGGATGTTATCGCACATTGGCCAGAAGTATTTGGTGAGGTATATTTGAATGTAATGCCTCTTAGGTATCTCCATACCGTTTTGGTCAATTTTAAAGATGGTAAAACTTGGGAAATAAAAATAACAGCTAAGACACGCCGTGAGGGATGGGGGTCTTTTGAAAAAAATCTAGCCGAAGTGTGTCAAAACTATGAAGACAATATACATAATGTTGACTTCAAGTTAGATACAGATCGTATTCGTAAGGATATGGAAAAACTAACTCAACAATTTTTAAAGAAAAAGAAGTTATAAATAATGCATGTTCGATTACTCAGTTACTCCCAACCCACACAGGAATTCGCAGATATTGGCATTGAAGATGCACAGGAACTCATTGCGTATTGCGCCCGTGTGTCCAATCCAAGCAATCAACTTAACACAGAAACATCCGACAAACTCATCAGATACTTGGTCAAACACCAACACTGGAGCCCACTCGAAATGGTCTCCGCCTGTATCGAAATTACCACCACCAGAGATATTGCACGACAGATCCTCAGACATCGTAGCTTCAGCTTTCAAGAATTCAGTCAGCGATATGCTGATCCTACTAAAGACCTGTCGTTTGTATTGCGAGAAGCACGACTCCAAGACACTGCCAATAGACAAAACAGTATCCCAGTCGAAGATCAACTGCTACAGAACGAATGGGAACGTGCTCAAAAAAGAGTTATATATGCCGCACAAAGAGAGTACGAGTGGGCTATCGCTAATGGTATAGCAAAGGAACAAGCTCGTGCTGTCTTACCAGAAGGGCTTATTGAAAGTCGGTTATATATGAACGGAACACTGCGTAGTTGGATTCACTTTATTGAATTGCGTAGTGCTAATGGTACACAGAAAGAGCATCAAGAAGTTGCCATTGCTTGTGCTAAAGTGATAGCTGAGATTTTTCCGCTAGCCACAGAGCTTCTAGCCAAGTAAAATCATTTATCTTAGATAATGCCTCTTTATCGGAGGCATTTTTTTCACCGTATGCTTGCCCCACAAGTGCGCCTGAATAGGCATAAAATCCATAAGGAGCAGAGTCATTTAGTTGGCACCATACGTCTAATCTAGCTAACGATTCTTCATTGTTAATTACTGCTAGTTTACAACACTCTCTAAAGGCGCTACGCCAGGTACTGTATGCATCTGTATTAAATGCTGTGATATTACTGATCTCTGGCATTGCTTTAAACTTACTGCTAATGCTCATGGTCATGTCAGTAGTAGTTGTATCCATATTGATGGTTAATTGTTTTGGTAGAAGTTTTGCACCACCGTATCCATAACTCAAACTATTAATAGGATTTATACTGCGCCAAACATGAACTACATCTAACTCGTCATCGGGTACTTTATAATCAAAATTAAAATCATTTAGAATAACAGCATCGCCATCCACTACCCAAAACATACGAGTAAAGCATTTCTTGGCGGCAGCTATGTGTGCTTGATGAATTCCCTTAACTCCGCTGACACGTTTGACTCTAGGAAATCGTGCCTTTAGACTGGCAAAATTTTCTTCTGCATCAGGTTCGTTATAAGATATGAATACTATGTCGTACATTATCTTCTTCTTAAAATCCTAGGAGTGTTTTGATACACTGTCTTGAAGAACTTACTACCGGCTGGATCTAGGTTGGCAATTTCTAACTCACTATGTTTCATAAGATACTTGCCTAGAAAATTTATATATTCTGTAATTTTTTCTGGCTCTGCTTGCTCATGAGTAGTTTCCCAATGATTTGTCAACCATTCAAAATCTCTAACATTGGCATAATCCCAATCTGTAAACATGGTCATGTAACACCCTTCTCTTGCTCCCAATATTGACCAAACACCATGTTCAACATCTGCTCCAACTGTGCACCAAACAAGTAGCCTATGATAATTTTGCCACCACACTTTTTTTACATCATTTGTTTTTATTCCCTGATTAAGACTCATCTTAACACCTTCACGGAATCCTGCCCGCCATGCTTGAAATGGTGTTGCATTGGTATAGCTCTCTGAATAATTGTCATTGAATTGATAGTAACGATCATCAAAACAAAATTCTACTCTACCCTTTACATCATCTACTACAGAATTTTCGTGAGTGCGCATTTCGTTAACAAACTTACGTGTCCATAGTTTAAGGCCACCGTTACCATACATGAGTCCATTGACATGAATCTTGCCGCACCAACTGAAAACATTTTCCTTAGTCAGACCCAATTCATCCAGATCAATTTCTACTTCTAAAAACTTGGGATCTACAATGTTATCTGCGTCTACAGTAACAAAGTATTCTGTTTCGCTTAGTTTGGCGCAGGCTTTGTGGGCGGCATCACTACCTTTAACTCCGTGTACACGTTTAGCCCATGGCACTTTGGCTAATAAATCTGCATAATTTTTTTCAGCATTAGGTTCGTCATAGCTGAGAAAAATAATATCTTGTTCTATAATTTTAATTTTATCCATTTATTTTTAATCCATAACCTTGAAATAATATCTGGCACGACACTGAGATCTTTTCAATATTTGTTTCTATCTTGCTTTCAAACGGCACTGTTATACTTTCTTTCTCTACCAACTCAGATACATCTATAACAATATTGCGTATCAAAAAATCAAAATCATTGTTAAGCATGATGAAAAATATTGTCTTAGTTAACAGATCATTGGCTATTCTTTTTTTAGCCTTTTTGCTCAGTGTAAAATTCCATGTTTTTGCTTGTCTATTCCAAGTCACTGTTAGTTCGGTATTTCGAGTAGGAGGTTCATTGATCCATTCAAATATATTGTTCCTAAATCCATACAGTTGTTCGGCTATTTGTATTATAGTTTTTTGTGTAGTACCATCCACTGTTCTAGCATAACCTATCATATGCTCATGTAATTTTTTCTGACCTTCAGCAAATAACTTGTATTCGTCATAGGTAATCTCAATACTACCTTCATCCAGGGTGGTTGGCTCGTTTGATGCACTGCGGATTACGCCTGTTGTCTTATTGTAGTGAGCCCAATACTGTTGTTTTGGAGGTATTATGTATTTGCTAGACATGATTTAGTTTTTCCAATTGCTTCAGTATAGACGCTGTTACAAAGTCTTTTTCCACATAGTGAAATAATTTAGTTTGTTTAATATTAGAAACTATCAGCTCCCCTTGATTATTTAAAATCCAAGGTACTGTATCCTGCCATCTGTCTGCACTAGCAGGCCAATCTTGCAATGGGATTTTCATGTGTATAAATTCTAAAGGACTACACGAGTCAACTGTGTAATTATACTCTCCTACGATTTCAATTGTCACAGCCACAGCTAGATCCATACTTAACCAATTTTGGTAAAAGTCGGGAGCAAACGTAGTCCAACACCATTGCCAATTGTTGCATACAAATTCTAGCACACGATAAAATTCCAATGCTTTATCATTCTTCTTGAAATAGTGTAGAGCATAATAAGGATTAGTAAGTTTGTTCGCTACAAATGCTTTTCTGTGTATGTTGTCAACTACTGAATCAAGTTTGTGATTCTTTATACGTGAGCAAAATTTAACATCATAATTCCTACAATAATGCCACCATTCTGAAATATCTTCTAGCAACAGCATATCAGTGTCTAATACAATTGTCTCGTCATACGGAGTACAGTGATATAATTTCCAACGATGCTCCGCGGCCAACGGACTATCACCTGCTGTTGTGAACCAGGGAATAGGAATTATTTGATCGAATACTTTGTGATATTTTTTAGGAACAGGATCATTAGTAACTATTGATACCAAAGTTGTTGTAGATTGACTGTGTTTGATACTCAATGCCAGTGCATAGGCCTGTTTGACATAGTCTGTCTTTTGTGTGTTTTGTGCAAATACGACAAATCCTTTAGACACCAGATTCCCCAGAAATATATCTACTTAGACTGAATTTATTCATAACATGAATATCAATGCCTGAAGTTTTAACAGCAGTATATTCACCATAAAATTTATGCTTCTGTACTAGAAAATTCATTTTATCTTCTTTGGCATCTAGCAACAAATCACGATCACTGATATAAACCATTTTCCCCGGAAGTTCTGTAGCAAAATCGCCTGCTGTTTTTCCATTCATTATGTGTATTGCAATGCTGAATGCAAAATCGTTTCTATACGTCTGCGCATTGATATTGTACAAGGTCCTAAAATAAATCCAATTGTTTTTTATATACTCTACTAACACAAAGAAACTTTCTGTTAACGCTGTTTTATTGAATATAAAAACTGTGGCCCAATAGAAAGGAACACTGTAAGGATTGATACGAACAAAATCTCTAGTATCTCTTTCTAGTGCCAGATCGAAACTGTCACGATATATTTGAAAATCGTGATCATTGTCTAGTGCAGTTTTTAATACTTTAGAATTTAAAACATAATCGCTGTCTAGTACCAGTGTGCGATCGTAGGGCGTAAGATCATAAACTTGACTCCGTGTCCAATTTTTCCATTCAACAAAATTACTTGCTATAGTACCATCATTAAATCTTCTGCTCTGCGCCATAGTGGCATGCTCTAGTTGAATAACAGAGCTGAATTTGTGGTCGGGATAATTTTTTTCTAGCCAAATGCTATCATCTGTTACTAGACTAACAGGGATGCCCAAGTATTGGTCAACACGACTAGCCGCAAATACTGCCAGTTTGACATAGTCAACAACTTTGTTATTCTGGGCGAATATCAATGCACCTGTGGTCATAGTTCAACTATGTCAGCTATCTTTCTTTTCTTTTTGATCTCTGAATATTTTACTGTGTATTCGTTTAGAGCTTCAAAGTATACAGAAACTATATTATCTAAAAATTCCTGAACGTTTTCAATAACTACAGGAAAATTATTAGCATCTAAAAATGGTATATCTGATGTGTGCCCCAAATCTAGAACTGTTTTGATAAATGCAATTAGGTCTGGAGAAACTTTGAATGTTGCGCCATTGGCATAGTATACCAGTTTTTGCTGATATTCCTCTGAAATAATTCTTCGTTGATTTGATAAGGTAGCTGAATAGTTGGCTACCGCAAATGCTTTTTCAATTCTCTCGTCCATGAATGACTCCGTAATGTACTATGTTACACTATAGTAATTAGCTTGTCAAGCGATTAGAATTAATTAATTTGATTAAACAACGTTGAATGTATCTGTAATATTGGCAGCAGGATAATATCCGCTGACTGATACATTTGATCCAGTTGCATAGTAGGCAGTAACAGTGTTGTACAACGTCCCAGTTATTGGATAGTTCACTGCAGGACTGGGTTGAGTTGATCCAGGCGTAGCATAACCTGTACTAGTATATGTATTGGTGAAATAACTAGTAAATGTCAATGTCGATCCCACATATTTTACAGTTATATAATACCTGTCAGCACTTCCGCCAGTATACAGATTGTCAGCAATGTTTCTAGTAAAAATGGTAGTCTCTGAACTGGTTACATCGACAAATCCAAAATTTGTATTAGTTACATAACTGGGAGAAGTGTCACATGTTGTTGTATTCCTAGTAAATGACAAGGTTCCTGAAATAGCCAATAGGTTTACCCAGTCAGTATTCAGAGTTCCAAAGTCGCCTGGTAGACCTGATGCTTGAGGGGTCAATGACGATGCTATAGTAATTTTACTACCTGCATTGAAAAAATATGTGGCAGCGGTGGTGCTGGCAAACGGAATATTCACTATGTGTACTGCTGTTTTTAGTGCTGGGACTAAACTTCGATTGGTGCCGCCAACTGTGGCTGGGGTGACTGCATCGGCCGGATATCCATACCAAATGGTCGAACTATTAAGTGCTGTGGCAGCGGCTAAATATGCGGCTCTGTCAGCTTCACCAATACTGACAGTGGTAGTGTCTGTGGTAAGACTAGGTACAGTATTGTATATGTGTCGTTGTATTCGATTTATATCGTTTTGAAGAGCATTCCACTGCGGGGCTCGCGCAACAGTGGTAGGAGTATCAGATCTAAAATTTGTAGAATTTGTTACTTGGCCTGTTCCGCCGTTGAGTGTTACTGTATTTAGATCTCTCTGGCCATATACATTGTATAAAATATTATATACTATTGCCTGAATAGTATTATAGTCAGTATCTTGTATTTTTGAACCTTGTCCAGCTGCCATATGATCCTCTTTTTGTACTTATGCAGTGAGAGGCGTAGTGATCACAGGCACTGGCAAGTATGCACTAGTTGACACATAATTTCCCGAAGCGTATGAAATAGTCATTCCGGTAGAGATAGTGGCTGTTACAGGTGTATCAATAGAATATAACAGTGTATCACCCGGTGACGCACCGCTAGCAACTTTAGTAATTGCTGTGGATAAATCTTGAAGCTCCAGTGTGAATGTAAGTACAGTGCCGGTAGAATTTAGATTACACAGTATATCAGCTTGATTAGGAGCATATAACGATGACGATGTGGTTATGGTATAAATTGTTTTGGTTGTATTTCTATTCGCGTTAAAATAACTCCAGCCATAAGGAGTTCCAACGCCGTTGCTAGCTGACGAAGCAGTGCCGGTATAATTAAAAACAACATTGCCCATGTTGGACAATAAAACTTGCCAGGAATAATCTTTGGTATTTGAAATTGCTGTCTGTCCGGCAGTGGCATTACCTGATACTAGAATAGATCCGCCTGTATTAAAATAATATTGAGCAGATAGTGCATCTGGAAACGTGAGTGTAACAATCATACTAATCAATTGTTGACCTCCCGGACTAGCTTGAGCTGTTCCGTTGATAGTGCTTCCCCAAGGAGAAACACTGCCTGTTCTAATACTGGGTGCAATAAAAGAACCTGCGGCAACGGTAGTTCGTTGTGCCGCATTAATATTAGTAGTAAAGGCGCCCGGATAACTTATAGCTGAAACTGTAGATGGATTGATATTCACCAGCGCATTTGCCACTGCAAGATATGCCGCACGATCTGATTCTTTAATTTTTACTGCAGGCGGAGCATTGGTATAAGTAGTCGTACCAATCGTTATCGATACACCAGTGCCATTTGAAGGCACAGTTAATGGTGATCCATTGTACTGCGGACCGGCATTTAGTTGGTGATAGTTTAGAGCGGCTATATCAGTTAGAAGAGCCTGCCACTGTTGTGCTGTAATGTTTCCAGAAGTTGACACTTGTGCGCTGTAAAGTGTCTGACCATATGTATTAATACCGGTGCCTAATCGTCCGGCAACTAACCCCTGAATAGCATTATAGTCGTTAGCGGCTATATTTGGCATTGAATATCCCTTTGTTTGTTATTTATTTTTACAGAATCACACATTCTACAAGTTTGACTCCGTCATGATTACTGTTTTCTAAACTAACAGCAAAAATTCCAGGAGTTGAACTGTCATTTGCCGCGGTGGCCATACCAGTTCCGCAAGATATCAAATACTGACCTTTGCTAATTGGACCTACTACAAATACCGGAACTCGTCCTTTCAATGCAACATAAACACCGCCTTCAAGATCGCTGTTCATCATATATGCTGGATTAGCAGAAATTACACCAATAGCTCTATCACCATCTGTGGCAGCAGTTATTTCCTGATCACCACCAACACTTACAACTGTACCTGTTGGATATTCAGCATCTGGCAAATATTTTTCTGCCAAGTCAGCATACTGTGCTGAAGTTGCAGTACCGTTGAACAAATTAGCGTAAATATTTGAACTGCTATCTCTAGCTACGATTGTTCCGGGAGTGGATGATGTGCTTGCGGTTACATACACATTGTTTACGTTTAGAGCATCAGCCTGCTGGGCTGTACCCCAATGATAAGTACCGTACACGTTGGCCCACGGTAACTGTGCTGATCCTAAATTAGCTATTGTATTTCCAGGAGTAGCACTATTACCATTCAATATCAACGGAGTTACTGTCGATCCGTTGACCAGTGTTTGAAATTGTATTGTAGTGCCATTAATATTTTGTATGGTAGGAGTCGTTTGGCCTGCATTATATATAGCCAGCTTGGAAATAGGACTACCTATTGTAAATCCTGTATCGCTAAAATTAACTAGAGAGGTAAACTGCGGGGTTCCTGTATTCAGCACGAACTCGCTAATACTATGACCGCCTAGTTTTTCTGCATTGGTTGCCGTTCCCCAGAACCGTTGACTGCCCGATGTTACACCGTTATTGGCGTTGATAGTATACTGCAATGTTAACCCTTGCTGTATTATATCAAATCCTGTAATTGGATTTGTAGTAGAGTTTAAGTTGAATGGTGCATCACTTCCTGCAATAGTAAAAACTGTTTGGCCGTTAACAACACCTTGTATAATAGCATGACTTACATTATTAACATCAAGTACACTAACAGATTGCATCTGAGTTGTCCCAGCACCTACCACTTGTTGAGGTCCAATTAAAGTAAAGGTAGTGCCAGTCCATGCATACAACTGATTGCTCTGAGTGTTGAACCAAAAATCGCCCAGCGTTAGTCCGGAAGGTGCCGTGGTTCCAGTTTCTGCTCCGCTAGCAATACGGAATTTTGCTCCGTCCCAAAATTTTAATTTCTTGTTACCGCTGTCAAACCAAATTTGTCCAGCTAGTGGATTTGCTGGACTTGAAGTATTGGCAAAATTTTCTAACAACCAGACAAAATTGTCGTTTTGCGCTTGACCATAGCCGGCATAGTTTTTGCCTACTAGCGTAAGATTAGTACTTGTATCAACTGTGCCATCTGCTACAGTAGCCAACAAAGTGCCGTTATAATGATTAATTGTATATGACATGGTAGTCGCTCATCCTTATTTCAGTGTATTTATCATATTTTAAGCTGTTACCAAGAAACGCTTGTAAGCGGTGCTCGAGCCCAGGTATTTGTTGCAATACAAACATAGATAAATCCTGAATCCCATGCAATTTGTCCTTGCACACCCGTTGAATTATAGTGCAGTGGAACATTGCCCGGAGCGACTCTAAAGGAACCGTTGACATCCAGTGTGGCCTGCGGCAGATTACTGGCATTAAATCCGTTGATTCCAACTCGTAAAACAGTGCCGTTGATATAAAATGCTTGGGTAGCATTATTGGCAGGGTTTAAAGTGACTTGAAAATCCTGATTAGCTATCTTACTTTTTATTTCAAATGCACTGTAAGTAGTGTTAATTTGTGTATATCCCGATTGGCCTAGCACCAATTGTGGTGTCGACCCAACACTATCAACTGCCGAATTAGCTATAGAGATTGTGCCAGTAGTCTGAGAGGCCGACGTAGTTGATAAAAAACTATTAG